TTGTTTTTGAATGACTTTTTCAGTCTCAATACTTTGAATGTATTGTTTTTGTGTTTCTTTTATTTGTTCTTCTGTAAGTTTAGTAACCTTACCTTCTTTTATTTCAGCAGGTATACCGTTTTCTCTTAATAATTGTAATTCTTCTGTAAGTTTTTGAAGTGCCTCTTGTTCTGCCTCTGATAATTCTTTTTTTAATAAGTCTTCTGCTTCATCTTGTGTTATTTTTTCAACAGCATTATCTATCTTTTCAGGTATACCACTACCCAAATCCTCTGATATGTTATCTGCTACTCTTTTAATTTCTTCAGGAATTTTCATAATAAGAGGCATTGCCTTTGTTAAAGGTTCAAATGCCTCTTGTATTGATTGTAAAAGAGGTTGTAGTTCTTCTTGTGGTAGTTCTACATGTGCCATTATCTACGGACCAAACTGCCTCCAAAGTATAACCCAATAATTGAAGATACGACATGTGTATCAAGTGGCGTTATAACTAAACCACCTAAAGGTTTCCATGTAGTCATTTCACTACTACTTGCAAATATCCACCAACCTACTGAAGTTGCCTCTGTATAACCTACATAGATAGGTGTTTCTGGTGATATTAAGAATACTAATTTAGGTAAAACTATAATTGCAAATACGCACATTAAAGCAATCCATCTCCTAGTATTTTTTGTAAATGGGTCTGCTACTGCTCTTGCCTTATCAAACTGTTCTGCTTGAAAACCAGCTCTTTGCATTAGCATTTTTTGTTTCTCTGCCTCATCTTTACCTTTTTGTGCCATGATGGATAATATACCACCAAGGATTGTTGAGGCACCCATACTTAAAAGTTCCATTGGTATCATTTCATCTTCTCCTGTTCTCGTTTTCTTCTCTCATTTTCTTCTTTAATATATGTGATTAACATATCAACATATATATCTCGTTCCCATGGTATCATATTTTCAATCTCTGTTAAACTATATTTATGATGTTGCATAAGTGAGAAATTAATTTCATAATGTGCCTCTAGGTTGTTGTGGGAGAGGCATATTGAAAAAAATCAGATAACCCCTTAAAGGTCACTTCACTTTTAACATTCGTTTTAGGATTCTCCACCTCCATAGTGTGTTTTAATTGAGGCATAGTATCAAAAAACTTCTTTAAATCTACTAAAGATTCTTGATTTAAATTTTCAAAAAACTCATTTAGTTCTTCTTTTGTGGTATCTTTAGCTGGATATATTTTTTCCCCCTCAAATACATGGTCTACACAGGATATTATTATATTAAATAAATCCTCTGTTTTCATATTTTGTAGACTATTGCCAACCTTTGTCATATCAAGCGTAGGATAACCCAAAACTACTCCCAAATCTCTGTCTTTATCAAAAATAATTCTATTATTATGTTCATCATCAACATGAACATCAACCTGTGTAATATCTAATTCTACATCTACATATGTTTTATGGTCATCTGGACATAAAACTTTAAATTTAGCAATCTCACCTACTGATTTTGCTCTTATTTGTAGAAAAATATATTCTATATCAAATATAGGTAATTTCTTTACATTTAATTTATCAAATGTGCATGTTTCTATAATTCTAGAAACTGCATTTAATATTTCTTTTTCATCTTCTGATTCAGAAGCAATCATCATAATCTTTTCTTCTCTGACTGTAAACGGTCTAAACGCTACTTTTTCATCTCTAGAAGGTAATGTCAATTCATATGTTGGTACTTCTATCTGTGGTAATGCCATAATATCCTCACTTGTTTATTAAAAGAATGGTGGAAATACTCTTCCGCCTGTTAAATCTCCTATTGGTATTCTTCGTTTTAAATCTTGTAAAACATCTCTTGCTGGTCTTCTTAACTCTGATGGTAACATACCTATTAAACCACCTAATAACCCACCACCATGTTTTAATCTTGTAGGGTCTGAAGCAATTGATTCGCCAAAACCATCATCAGCAAAAGCAACATCAGCAGTTTTAGTAATAAAATAATTTTGCCAATATCTATATTTAAATGTAACAGTAAATTCTATTATTCTATTATTATCATAATTTAATGATGGTGCCCCTATGCTTGTAGGATAACAGTCATATAGTTTAACACCATGTGTAACATCATCTCTAGCTGCTGGGTCTTCTGATGAACCTGCTGAGTTAGCAAATTGTCCTAAATTAAATAAGTCTATATCTGATACATAGTTATCATAAAACTCATAGTTATTTGTTAAACTGTTAAAAGCAGCCTTTTGCCACAATTCAAAATATTGTCTTTCTCTTAAATATTTGTCTGCATAAAATGTTGCTGTTAAATCAGCATATGTGTGGTCGGTTACAAAATGTCTCTTAGGACCAGGACCTGTTGCAATATCAACCGTTGTCATAGTTCTATCAGGCATTGTAATACCTCTACAAAATGCATTTACTCTTTTACCATAAGAGTTTTGTATTTGACTAGTAACACTTGGCGTTGCAAAACCAAATGTCTCATCTACATCTGACTGTTCTATTTGGTCTGCATTTACATCTATACCTTTTAATGTAACTCTATTCTTTTCTGTTGATGAACCTGGTGTGCCTATTTGTTTACCTGGTAATTTAAATGAAGCATAATATCTACCTGTTCTACCTAATCCTTCGCCCTCTTGAATATATGTCAGCATTTGATTTATCAAAGCTGCTTGTGTTGATTTTAAGAAAGGATTATTAGGGTCTTGTCCGCCTTCAGGATCCAAGAATCTAGGGTCTCTCATAACATTATCTAATGACCTGTCTCTAGGTATACCTATTCTGATATCTGAACCAAATATTTTTACTCCGCCTCTAAATATTGCCATTTTTATCCTCTACTTTGTCCGTATACAAAACTTGCACTTCGTTTTTTAAATTGTTGTACTGGTAGATATACTGCTGTAGGAGCGTCTTGTAAATCTACTCTCATAAAACCTGACCTTACATTACTATACAAATATTTTTTTATTGTAGATTTTACTCTTGCAAGACCACCTACTCTTTGATAACTTACATCTAATCTTGTAGTACTATCAAATTTACTATTTGTAGCAAATCTTTGTAATTGATTTAACAATCTAAATCTTATTGTAGGTGATAGATAATGAAAATTCATACCTAAAAACCCACCTCTAAATCCTTCTAATGGCAATACAAGAGGAAAAGTATCATAATAAGGTAATGTCTTCTTAAACTTTGGGTCATAGAAAAACAAGTTTAATCTACCTTGTGATGGTCTTTGATTAATTTTACCTTGATTATATAACTTTCTAGCAGTTACAGTATCAGCGATACTTGCTACTGCATTTCTATACCATGTAGATGATTTTCTAACACCATCTGTCTTATCACTTATCTTGTCAAATATACTTGCCATGTTACTATTTATACAGAAAAGGGCATACCTATTACTAGATATGCCCTAAAGTTTATGATAGCGGAGAGAGATACCTCTTATTCTTCTGCTAATTTACTAAAATAATCTAGTGTATCATCACTATCACTAGCAGGAGCCGTAGAGGCGCTATCTTTACTTTGAACCGTAGCAGTAGATGTGGATGGGAGGTCTACATTTTCTACTGTGTCGGTAGACTTGGTACCTGTAATTACTCGATTCAGTTTCTCTTTGAGTTCCTCATACGATTTAAAATTACTGGCATCCAAGAATGGTTTTAGAGGGTACTGTTTCTCCCATATCGCCTTGATACTGTCATCATTATCAGCGATAGCAGAAACACCCTCAAATTCAGATTTGTCATAATTCCAGAAACCATCAACCTTTCTAATTTTCAGTTTGAAGTTTGCACCTTTCCAGAAATCAAATGGGTTTATAGGTGTTTCATCATCAAACTCAGGTTGCATTGCCTCTGTTATCTTATCAAATATTTTTTTACCAAACTTGAACAGTTTTACTTGTCCTTCATTTTCAGGATGTGCTGGGTCTGATACAATAAGCACATTTGAATAGTAAGATAATTTTCTCTTACGATTTCTAGCAATGCCTTTATCTGATTCAACACCTGTATTCCATAGTCTAGTATTTTCTTCTGACACAGGGTCTTTATGACCTAGTGTAGTTAAACTATTTTCAATATACCAACCACCTGGTCCTTGAAATGCATGAGACCATAATCTGACCCATGGCATATCTTCACCTGATGTTGCTGGTAAGAATCTTAATACTGCATACCCATTACCTGTTTTATCAAGTTCTGGTTTCCACAGTCTGTCATCTTGGTATTTGTTTTGTTTTTTTGAATCCTCAGGATTGAGGTTTTCTTCTAGTGCCTTAGTTAGTTTATCAAAACCACTAGATGATGTTTTTAATGATTCAAAGTCCATATTATCCTCCGTATTATTGTATTGTTCGTATTTTCGTATTGTAGCAATGCTACATAACTATTTATAACAGTTTGATGACCATTATACAACATTTATTTAAGTTTGTCAAGCATGGTTGAGTATGTAATATATTCAACATTTTTATTGTTTACCCATAAGTCTACTACACAATTTATAGGGTCGCTAGTACCTACAGGTTTTTCATTTACTTTGTAAAACTGAATGTCTTTATATTCAGTAAACAAAGCACCCCATTGTATTTTCCAGTTTTCAGATGGTGTTTTACCGTTCTCTGGTGATACATAGTGGTCTGTTCCTTTGTAAAGATTATTTACAAGATGATTATAACTTTCTAAATCATGACCTATCAAATAAACTTCTTTTAAATCTTTTATTTGTTCTACTGCGATTCTACCACTTGTAGCACCGGCTGCCCACCCTAAATCTTTTTTATAGTTTTCTATCAAGTCTGTTATATTGTTTGAATAATCAGGTTTATTAATCCAACTGACATTAATTGATGAATGATTAATCTGTTGTTTTATAACCTCTTTTGTTTTACCATGTGCCTTGCCACTTTTAATAATGTTTGCAAGACCTGATAAGTTAGAACCATGAAATACAAATTCTTCAGCATTCGTTCTTTCGTTTTCAATATGTTTATCATAATATTCTTTTATTTCATCTCTTGTTATTTTATCTACTGCACTATAAATCATCATGTCATAATGCATAGCAGGTACTTTTGTCCAGTCTCTAAACCATGCCTCATTCTTTTGACAATAACCACTATTGTATATCTCATGACATATGCCATGGTCTACTGCAACAAGTACATCAGGTGTAAAGTCTCGATACAAAGCATTACAACCATATATCTTACCATGTGGTCTTAATGTTTCTAAATCAAAGTCTTTTCTACTTTCACCATTACCTATGCAAAATATCATTACATGCTACCCATAGTAAATTTTTTCCATTCTATTGCATTTTTAATTTGAAATGTGCGATTGTTTATTTGTTTGAGTGTGCTTTCACAATAACTA